ACCGAGGCAAGCCATGAGCCGCCGCATCCACGCGACCACAGACGCCGGAAGCACGGTCTACGCGGGGTCCTTCCCCGCCCTCCCCTTGCGCGCGATTTAGGTATTGCGGATTTCGGGCAGTTATTGATGTTTTAGGGTACCCCCATACGTTGATCAGGGAACAAAAGTGATGACCCAGCATTACACGGATCGAATCAAGAGCCTTCGCCGGGTCGCGATTGGCGACCTCCGCCGCCACGCCAAGAACTGGCGTCGCCACCCGCCGAGCCAGCATCGTGCTATGCGTGCCGCTCTGGAGGAAATCGGGATCATCCAGACCGTGTTGGCTCGCGAGCTGCCCGACGGCAAGCTCGAACTGCTCGACGGCCACCTGCGGCTCGACGTGCTGCCTTCCGACCAGAAGGTGCCGGTGTTGGTGCTCGACGAATCGGTCGACGACGCGATGGCCCGAAAGATCCTGGTCTCGCTCGATTCGATCACCGGCATGGCCGAAACCGACGGCGAGCTGCTCAGCCAGTTGCTTTCGGAGATCGAGGCCGAAACCGACGGCTTCGGCGAGCTGCTCGAGAGCATCGGCGAGGCCAACGCGCTGGATTTATCCGACAACGATGCCACCGAGACCGACGAGGAGCTGGACGAATCCGACGACGACGACGAGCCGGCTGAGGCCCAAGCGACCGCCGACGAGTACAACGTCGTGATCCAATGCCGCGACGAGCAGCAGCAGCGCGAACTCTACGACGAGCTGAAGGGCCGCGGGCTGGCCTGCCGCCTGCTGACCGTCTGAGCCGCCTCCGCACCACCCCCAATGCACCGTACCCCCGTAGCGTCGGCTCGGGGGAAAGGGGGACCAAACTGCCCGCACCATGCTGCCCGATGCACCGCCACCCGCCGACCCGCCGACCGACGACGGCGCTCTGCTGACCGATCCGCGGCAGACCGACGCCGATCTTCGGCTGATCGAACGGGCGTTGGATGCCCGTTGGGAGGTTCGCCCGCAGACGCAAAAGCTGCTGCCCGACCGGTTGACGCGGATCGCGTTGAACCTCGGGCCCGACAACAAGCCGGGCTCCGGCTCCTACGCCATCCGCGAGCAGCTCCGCGCCGCCCAGGCCCTGATCAAAATGCAGGAGGCCAACGCGGCGGCCGCGGCGAAAGCGGCTCAAATTGGCCTAGGTGGTACCGGCGGAACCACGCTCAACCAGCAGATCAATATCCATTCGGCCGAACCGCCCGGGGCCTCGTGGATCTGCGACACCCTCGACGAGGTCGCCGCGTTCTTCGGCCGCAGCCGCGAGACGATCAAGGACTGGCGTGCGAAGGGCATGCCCGGCGAAGCGGGCGGACCGGGCCGGCCCGGCCGGTACGACCTGCGGGAAATCCTCGCCTGGCGCGACACCCACGTCGGCAGCTCCGGCCGCAACGACCAGACGGCCACCGCCAGCCGTGCCGAGGCCCAGCGCGTGCGCGAGTGGGCCGACGCCCGGCGGGCCGAACACCGACTGGCCGTCGAGCAGGGCGCCTACATCGAGGCCGACCTGGCCCTGCGCCTGGTCGCCCGCAGCGACACCCACGCCGTCGCCCTTTTCCAGCAAGTGCCCGACCGAGCGCTACAACTTCTGCCGGCCGACGCCACGCCGGACGACCGCCGCGAGTTCCGCGCGGCCATGCAACGGCTGGTCGACGACGTGATCGACGCCCAGGGCGAGGCCCTGCGCGAGCTGCTGCGCGAGATCGAGGACGAGCCCGAGGGCGACTTCGCCAGCGGCCAGTCGCTCCGCGATTCCGAAGACGGCGAGGACTCCTGACATGCCGACGGCCACCGCCACCCGCCGCACCGCCGCCCGCGTCCCCTCCGGGGCCGTCCGCCTGCTGCGCGAGCGGATCCGCTGCCGCCAGCGACGCCAGCGCCACGACCTGCTCTCCTGGTGCCAGACGGAGCTGCGACTGCCGGCCAAAACCGGCCCGACCCCCGGCCGCTACGATCTTGCCCGCTACGGCTACTGCCGCGAGATCCTCCAGGCGGCCGACGACCCGACCGTCGAACAGATCGTCCTGCAGATGGCCACCCAGGTCGGCAAGACGCAACTCCTGCAGGCCATCCTCGCCGGCCTGGCCGTGGTCAATCCGGCCCCGGCCATGCTCTGCGCGCCCGACCGCGACGCCACCCGGGAACTCCGCGACCGCTTCTATTTGCTGTGCGAGGCCACGCCCGACCTGTCCGGCCGAATCCCGCCGGCGCACCTGCGTAACGAGCAGTGGATCGACTTCGGCGACTCGCTCTGCCATCTGGCGTGGTCCGGCTCCGCCCAGCGGATCTCCGGCAAAAGCTGCCGCGTGGTGCTGGTGACCGAGACCGACCGCGCGCGGAAGCAGACCCACGAAGGCGCGTTCTTCGCCAACATCGCCAACCGCGTGAAGGCCTGGCACAACTTTCTCATCCTGTACGAATCGACGCCGACCGACGACAGCTCCGCCATCGCCAGGCTCTACGACGAGACCGACCGCCGCCGCTATTGGGTGCCCTGCCCGCATTGCGGCCGGTACCAGCCGTTGAACTTCTTCCCCGAGACCGAGGGCGCCTATGCCGGCCGCGGCGGCGTCTGCGGACTGAAGGACGCCGACGGCAACTGGCTCACACCCGACGCCGTGCTCCACACGGCCTGGTACTGCTGTCTCAACGGCTGCCGGATCGAGACCCGGCAAAAGACCGCCATGACCGCCCGGGGCGTCTGGTGCCCGGCCGGCTGCGAGGTCGACGCCGAGGGGCAACTCACCGGAGAGCCGGCCGTCTCCGCCCGCCGTCGCGGCTACCAGCTCAGCTCGCTCTACGCCGACGCGATCAGCTTCGGACGCTACGCCGCCGAGTACCTCAGCGCCCGCGGCGAGGAGAAGGAGTACCAGAACTGGATCAACAACTGGGAGGGCCGCCGCTACCGCGTCCGCACGAAGACGCCGCGCGGCTACGAACTCTGGCGACGGCTCCGCGGGGCCCACGGCCGCGGCGTGGTGCCCGCCTGGGCCCTGTTTTTGACCGCCGGCTGCGACGTCCACGACGACAATGCCCGCTGGATCGTCCGCGCCTGGGGCGAGGGCGGCAGCTCCGCGTTGGTCGACTGGGGCGTCTCGCCGGTCGCCGTGACCGAGGAGGGCCACCGCCGGCCCGGCACCCAGTTGGCGCCGCTGAAGGGTATGGTCATCGAACGGGCCTGGCCGGTCGCCGGCGAGGCCAACCCGATCGGCCTGGCCGAGCTGGGCGTACTAAAAACCGGGATCGACTCCGGCCACGAGCCGCTGATGGTCCACAACTTCGCCCGCCAGTTCCACCCCGACGCCGTGCTCTGCGTCGCCGGCGACACGAAGCCCAGCGACGGCGTGCCGTGGACCTTTTCGATCGTCGAGAAGAACCTCCGCACCGGCAAGAAGTATCCCGGCGGCATGCGCCGCTGGGCGATCAACACCGACCACTTCAAAACCGACCTGCACGCCCGCTGGTCCGCGCCGCTGGACGAGCCCGGCTGGTGGCTGCTGACCGACGCCGCCTGGGACCAGGCCAAGCCCTATTTGCAGGAGGTCTGCAACGAGGGCAAAATCACCACACGCAACAAACGCGGCTTCCCCGAGACCCGCTGGCAGGTACTCCAATCGGGTCTCGGGAACCACTTCCTTGACTGCGAGGTCTACGCCCGGGCGCTGGCCGAGATGGTCGTCGGCGGCGACTGGCAGAACCTCGCCGGCCGCTTCCGCCGGCCGCCGCCGAAGCCGCCCGAGCCGGCCGACGCCGGCAGCAGCGCCGGGTTCATTCGCCGCCCCAGCGGAGGCTTTTTGAAAAGGAGATGAGAGTTGAGGGTTGAGCGACCGCGCTGACGCGGATGGCCAACTTCTCTTGTCTCTCAACTCTCAACTCTCAACTCTCAACTTATTGCCATGCCCAAACGCCACTGGAGTGCCTACGTCAAGGCCCGGCCGAAGCGCCGGGGGAAGATGAACCGGACCGAGGCCGCCTACGCCGAGCGGCTCACCGCGCTGCAACTTGCCGGCAAGGTGATGGCCTGGTACTACGAGGGCCTCACGTTCCGGCTGACCACCGGCCACCCCTCCCGCCCGGCCGTCCGCTACACGCCCGACTTCTTCGTCGTGCTGCCGGACGGCCAGACCGAGATCCATGAGACCAAGGGCTACGAGACCCGCGACGGCTCAAAAAACCTCAAGCTCCTGGCCGACCGTTTTCCGTTCCGCTGCCTGCTTGTCAAGCGCGCCAAGCGCGAGCCGGAAGGCTGGACCTGGGAGGAATTTTGAGTGAGTTGAGGGTTGAGAGTTGAGAGTTGAGAGAAGGTGGGTTGGGCGAGAGGTGTTCGCTATTCGCGCCAGCGCGGTCGCTCAACGCTCAACCCTCAACTCTCAACTCCCCTCCGGCCCGCCGGGCATGTCGGCCCAATGGCGGACCACCTCCGGCAGCGGCCAGCCGTTGGCGGCCCGCCATTCGGTGCCGTCGAGGTAGGCCGGCCAGACCGGCTCCGCGGCGGCCGGCATGTGGGCCAGCACCAGAATCTCGTCGTCCGGCAGCCGCTCGGCGACCGGATGCCACAGAAGCCGCTCCTCGCAG